GTAGCCGTCCGTGCTAAAAAAACCGCCTGTGAACGCGATCCTTTAGCGCTATTACAACGCTTGCAGCAAGCGATCATATTCTCAAGACTAATGGGATCGCCCCCATTCTTAATACTTTGTATATGGTCTACCGTGGTGGCATCCTGCCCACAATAGGCACAGGTCCAGCCATCCCTGTTGAGCACGACTAACCTTTGTGCTTTATATTTCCTGGTTAATCTAGGGTCCTGCCTACCGTGCACCATCAGTAATGACCAGTCTTTCTATGGTGTGCCCACGCATTACAGGCTGTCTCGTATCTGTGTTTAATATAGCGAAGCCCAATATCTATCTGACGATATGGATCACGTTCCTTCATTCGTAGCATTTGTGGGATTCCATAGGCTGTTGATTTAGGATTATCAGCTCTTGGATTCCATTGTGATTCACGTGTCCATAGGAGCTCTAAGCATCTATATTCTTTGGCATCTATTAGTTTAAAGTGTGCGTATAACTTATAGTTATTGATGTCTTTTGGTGTGTTTATAGCTGAGGCTGGTGTTGTGCCTAATACACAGAGCGCACCCAATAGCACCAAACAGCGCCTGCGAGCTACACGCCTCAGCGGCTCGCCAGCGCGTATGGAGCGTACCGGATAGGTCAAGGACAATGCAATAATGTGGATAACTTTAACGGGCTGCCGGCGTGTTGTCCACAGGTTATTAGGGGTTGTGGATAACTTATTCATCGCACCCTACCTAACCCTGAACGCTGTAATGCAGCTACTGATTGATCGCCCATTGCGAACATAATGGTCAAGTACTGGATCTGCGCAAAGCTATTACCACGTACGAACTTGAGCGCAGGGTCCATACACATAACGCCATCGGCTTGATCCCAGGCCTGCTTAAACCAATTAGCCTTCGATGTAGGTACCAGACATATGCCGTCACCGTGCTCTATAAACTTCTCGATCCATTTACGCGGTGACGAATATGGCGGATTCATCCATACGGTGCCCTCCCAAGGCGAAGCCAAGCCGTCATCGATAATCGTGTAATGGCGTTTAGCCGGAATCCACGGAATACCGCCCTCAGGCGAGGCTACGTCTAAATCGAACTCAATACCTAACGCCTCGAATATATGCGCTGGTGTGTAATAATCGTCCGATGAGCCCGTATCTATCAGGTTATACCCGAACTCCATATCTAGGGTCTCACTCATTATTTACCCCACATAATTTCGGTATCGCCCTGGTTGAACGTCATTATGACCGAGTGGAAGCTTGAACCCTTGCGTAGCTCGCCTGCTTCGTCATAGTACGCAATACGCCTGGATGGAACGTACACGCTTGGATAGCCATATTCGCGGTAGAGGTTATGGCGGTTTACCCCACCCAAGGCATCGATTGGTAGCACTAATACGCTTTTTAACCCGTATTCGTATACCTTGCGAATTATCTGATCCTTAATGCTAAAAGGTGGATTGGTAATAATGTAATCCGCAATATGGAACTGGCCATCTATGAAGTCCTGAATCCCATATATGACAGTGTGCTCCATCGCTTGTAATGTCTTGACAAAGAGGCTGTTTTCCGAATCAAACGGGCACAGGATTAGCGAATTGGGCTCCGGGTCTAATAGCTCGATAGCAATATCTACGGTTTCCTGGCTTGTATACCATTCGTCCGAATAAACGTTTTTTGTAATTCCGTTTAATGTCATTGGTCCTCCATTAAACATACGCCCATTACCCCACACTTGGTACATTGAAGGGTTTTTACGTTAGGCGGCAGGTTATCGGTGATAATCCTTTCGATCTGTTCGGTGACCTTCTTACATTTACGGCACTCGTATTTATAGGTAGTCATTACGCCCTGCATTCTGCACACAGCCACATTACGACTTCGCCGGCCACATCGCGTACATTGAATCCACCCAGTCCTGTCTGCCAGTTTTTGCATTGATCGCAATATTGAGCAGCTACCACGGTTATATTTCCGTCATCGTGGATAGTGGTTGCGTAGCCATCTTTAATAAACGTCAATTCTCCCATTACAGTTTTACCGCCTCGTCTATGTGTAAATACGCGACCGTTTTATCAACCGGGATAGTCTTGTTATAGGTTGATGCCGGCAGTTTTCGCGTGGTCCAAGTGACCTTTATCTTGCGTAGGTTAAACGCATATATGCCCTGAGGCGTTGAATTGATATAAAACGGCGTAAAGCCTAGTTTGTCCGCCTGTTGTACCAGTGACTCGTGCTTATCCTTTTCCAGGATTAACTCGTCATAATGTGTATGGCGGCATTTTAGCTCGATGATTAACCGATAGCCCTGGCTGGTTGCATCTATATATTCGAAGGCATCGCTACTCATCTCTAAATCCTCTAAGTAGCGTGTCTTAATGTAATCAAATAGCCCGGCCTCTGTAAACTCTTTAGCCATTTTATACCTGTGGCTTCCACTTACCGTCAGAAGCTAAAACATACCAACGTGGGGTACATTGATTAGCCCGGTTCTTTTCCGTGCACTTGTAGGCAGCCCACGGCTTTCCGGTTGTCTTGGCTGTTCCTTCGGCCCAGACCATATGCCCGTGCGAGCATTGTGGCGCTTCAGCTACTAATTGACCGCCTAGGTTTGATGCAATATCGGTTATAGCTGTGGCCATTGTAGGAATGTCCTCGATGGCAGCCTTCGTGCTCCACGGGTCAGAATCAGCCGGTAGGACCTCAACCTTTTCCATATCCTGACGTGTAGGCCGTCCGGCATCGCTAGGACTTAAAAGCCCGATGACACGTCCATAAGCGGAAGTGACAGTATCCTCTACTAGCCAGCGCTTCATATTGTTAGGTAGCGAGGCAACGTTGCCATATGCGTAATCCACGGCACTCGGTACGTGATCTTCGTATTCACGATAGGCCTCGGCCCGGATTAAGATCGTACCCTTGGTTAAATCCATATCCTCGATAATGGCAACAAGTCTGCCTGTCGGATGCTCGGATCGAAAGCGCTTAATCCTGCTATTTACATCCTCGTAATTATCTAAGAATCCCATTAGATTAGCTCCTTATCTTTCAGAGCCTGTGCTATTGCCCGGCCGCGAATAAACCCTTCGCCGTGCCCCTGGCGGTAACCGATTGAATACCCGATCACCATAAACATAAAGCCCATACCGCAAGCGGCAAGGCCTATTAATAGGTCCATACTGTTCATTGTTCGCCCTTTGTTAAGGCCGAGCAGCTACCAAACCGAGTAGCCCTCCCGGCGTTTGTAGTATCAGTATGAGGCCTACCACTGACAAAAGGCAATTACCTGGCTAGGCGTGTCTCCAATAATATTTCATAGATCTTGTCGATCTTTACGTCCATACGCTCTTGACGGGCCTCTATGTGGTCAATCCGACCGCGTAGGTTATGGCCTCCGTTGCCGTCAGGCTTTAACTCGGACAGGTAATACTTTACAAAATGACGGATAAGCCCAGCCCCCAGCCCCAAAATGGTACAACTCCCCAAAGTTATACCGACTACGAGCTGGACTTGTTCCATTACTTCTTAACCCCAAACTGACCTTCGGAAGGTTGAAGTGCTTTAAGTAATGGCCCGATTAGCCCAGCGATGAACGCGTTAGCCAATACTTTCGGATCTGATATACCGGACATATACAGTGCAGCGGCGCTAGCCAGCGCAGCGCGACCGTAGGATTTTGCAGCAGCGATTGCTTGTTCTTTCATTTGGTGCTCCTTAGTGCCCTTAAGGATTTTGGATAACTATAAACCTAAACTCTCGATTAAGGCTTTAGCCTTGGCCGGTGTCACATTGACCTCGAAGTGCATATCATCCGGACGGCTCTTAAAATCGCCGCCCCATTTTAGGCCGTACTTTTTAGCCAAGGCCCGAATCATTGGCACCTTTTCAGCCGGGAATGTATCGAACTTACCTAATGGGTGTTTGGTTGCGTTTAGATCGATCGCTGTACCGGATGAATGGCAGCTGAGTTTGTCAGTCGTACCGCGTACCATACGGAAGGCGTAACCCCAATCATCCAAGCCGCCCTCATCGATTGGTTCAATTAGCTCGTGGAAGTCCGAAGCAAAGGCGGCCAAAAGCGGACCCACACTTTCGGCACACCTAAGCTTCAGCGACGTACCCTTTATTTGATACGCCTTGATCTTTATCTCGGCCTGGTCCTTTGAGGCCGGATACCCGTTATAGCTTGTCAGCATTTCCAGGCAGGTTCGGTGTGGATTGTTCCGCTTGCTGCGCTTCGTAGTGTTCTTTAGTCATTGAAGTAAATGACCCGTCAGCGTGAGCAATTAAAGCGTGTTCTGTGGTTGTGCCGTCTAGGTTTGGCACTTCGATAAAGGTTACATTTTCCATTTTATAACTCCGCACTTAGTCCGATAAATCCAGCAACACCGCTTGCATTTGTTAAAATGCCGTAACTCTGACCAGATGTTAAACCTGTTGTCGTACAAGTCAAAATTGCTTTGTCTGTTCCGACTGAGTTGCTTGCCAAAGTTACATTGGAGATTGCGGTTAGTCCGCCACCTTGCCAAGAATTAACAAGAGCAAAATCAACAGATGTTGGGACTGACCGCATTGTGACTGGGTAATTCATAATTGCAGATAATGAAGTCGTACTTCCTGCAATTCCAGTTGCTATCGGTACGGCTGCGCCATTTGTTGAGTTGGAAGTTTGGCGGAAGTAGTATCGTTGCGCCGCGGAAAGTTCTCCTTGGATTGTTCCGCCAGCGCGTGAGAAGTTAGTTGCTACTGAACCTAGTTCTAATTGCACTCCTGCAATCTCAAAGTAATCGGCAGCCCCAGCAGTACCAGTTGGCGCCATAAGGAAGCGTGGGCAAAACTCGGTTACAGTCGAAGCAATCGCCACAGTATGGCTATAACGAGTCCAAGTAGTTGTAATCGCTTGATTAACATCTAGTAAAAGATTTATACCTGTGTAAGTTCCTAGAACATTTTGGTCAGTTCCAGTACCAGTATAAATCTGCACACCCATATTGCTACCACCAGGCGAAAAATTAGCGCCTGCGCGAGCATAGTAAGAAAGCGTTACGGTCTTTCCAGCAAAAGGAGTTGAAGTTGCGGTGTCAACATTTTGCATAAAATAAAGAGTATCTGTGCTTGTGTTTCCGCTATCTCTTTGTACGCGAGCAGCATATTGAAATCCTGTCAAACCTGATGTTTGACGGCTTACAGTTCCACCAGTTACAACGCCTCTATAGAAGTTCCATCTATCGGTTGTGTAATTCGTTGAAGAATTGGAAGATGCAAAAGAAGTGCCTCTTTGCCAAATGTCAAAGCCACCGTTAATCATTGCGTTCTTACCTGCTGCCATTGCGCCTTGATAACGCAAGCCTGTCGAAGTGGAACTATCTGCTACGAGTGTCTCGCCGTTAGATCCAACCGCTAAACGTGCCGGGGTATCGGCCGCTGTAGCTGTAATTAAATCGCCCTTTGCATCGACGATCGTATTCTGGATAGCGTTAGCATCGTCGGAAGTAACCCAGACGAAATCCATATCTGTATTCGAGTTTTTGCTTAATACCTGTCCGCTGGTACCGCCCTTGAGATCGACCAGCGAGGCATCAATAGAATCTCCAAGTGCCTCGATAGCCGTAGCTCCGTCTTTGACCAGATCGGTCGAAGTTGGAACGGGCCAGTTAAAGTTCGGGGTAACCGTTGCCATTATGTCAAACCTCCAAAAGCGTCTTCCCAGATAAGTGTAGCGTTTACACCTGTCCAAACCAGGTTAGACGGGCTAACCGTATCCCACTGTGGCGCAACCAGTGAGAAATCTGTAGGGCTCAGCGTGAGCGTTATGTCTACGAATTGAGGCGTAGCCCTGATGGCAAAGCCCTCCAGGAATCCATTAAAGGACCCGTTAAACATATTAA